AAGGAGGTGCAGAATGTGGATGATGTTTTTTGGCAGAATGACGGCAAAAAAGTAACCATTCTACCCCATGACTACGCAAAATTTCTGCATAAACATGGGTTTGCAAAGTACTATCCAGAAAGGAGTAATAAGCCTACCTATGTATACATTCAAGAAAACAAGGTACAGGAGAGCTCCGTGGAGCTTATAAAGGATTTTGTCCTGAAATACCTCCTAAGTAAGGATGAACTGGATGTATATAACCATTGTGCCAAGAGTGCTCAGCTCTTTACAGAAAGCCATCTCAATATGCTGGAAAGTATTAACATGAAAATACTCCAGGATAGCAGGGATGTATCATATATCCCATTCCTTAATGGAGTGGTAAGGGTAACTAAGGACCAGATAGACCTACTCAGTTACATTGATATTGATGGATATATCTGGCATGAGCAAATCATTAAAAGAAACTTTACCCGATTACCAGATCATGCAAATAATTTCCAGGATTTTGTACATAAGGTAAGCAATAAGGATCAGGATAGGATAAAAGCAATGGAAAGCACCCTAGGGTATCTTATCCATACGTTCAAAGATAAGACAGATCAGAAAGCAATCATTTTTAATGACCAGGAGATTGATGATAATCCTAATGGAGGTAGCGGTAAATCATTAATGTTAACGGCTATCGGCAACATCCGTAAAATTATAAAGATAGATGGTAAGGCCTATAACCCATCTAAGAATGACTTTGTGTATCAACGAGTGAATCTAGATACCCAGGTGCTGGCCTTCGATGATGTGAGAAAGCATTTTGATTTTGAGCAGTTATTCTCACTGATCACTGAGGGCATCCCAGTCAACAGAAAGAATAAGGATGAAATATACATCCCATTCGAGCGAAGCCCTAAGATTGTTATCACCACAAACTACGTTATTTCGGGAGCAGGTACATCTCATGACAGGAGGAGGCACGAAATAGAGTTTTTTCAGTACTTTAATTCACAACGTAACCCACAGGATGAGTATGGAAGGTTACTATTCGATGAGTGGACAGCCTCAGAGTGGACAGCATTCGACAATTATATGCTGAACAACCTACAGATGTACCTACAGAATGGTTTACTCAAGAGCAAATCAATTAATGCCGATGCTAAGAGATTTATACAGAGCACCTGTAAGGAGTTTTATGATTTTGTTATGGATGGAAATATCGGGCTAGGCACCAGGCATTATAATAAGAGCTCGATTGAAAGCTTCCAGGAGGATACGAATGGCTTTAAAGATTTGGATTCTAGAAAGTACCTCAAATGGGTAGCTGCATGGGCCACATATAAAGGTTATAAATTTGTAAAAAATAGGGATCAGCACGGCAGATTCTTTGAAATAACAGAAGAATGAAAAAAGAACATAAAAACAAGCTCCATGAGCTGAAGGTAGAGAGGTATTCAATAACGCATCCTAGCATACCTCCTAATTACATTGCGAAAACTGAATACAAACCTGCAACGGCCAACGGCCTAACTAAGGCCATTTGCGACTGGATTAACCTGCATGGATACCAGGCAGAACGTATCAATACAATGGGTACTGCCAGGGAAAAGAAAACAACGGGAGGCAAAGTGATAGGAGTAACCTGGACCAGAGGAACCAGTACAGCAGGCTCTGCCGATATCTCAGCTACCATTAAGGGCCGAAGCGTTAAGATTGAGGTAAAAATAGGCCGAGATAGGCAGTCAGAGGCTCAGAAGAGATACCAGGAGATGATCGAGAGAGCAGGAGGTACATACTATATAGCGAGGGATTTTGATGAATTTGTAGAATTTTATCATGAGTTTGTAAATAGTAATTAAATTTTTGTATCTTTGTATAAATTAAACCCTATAATTATGGCAACTACAAGAAAAGCAGCCGAGCAAACGGCACCTGAGGTAAGCCTCAACATCTACCAAAAGCTACATCTAGCTAAACAATCAATGGGTAAGGTCATTAAGAATGCTACTAACCCACATTTGAAGCGTAACTATGCCGACATCAACAGCATCATTGATACGGTAGAGCCTATTTTGTTAGATCATGGCCTGTTATTGATACAGCCAATCATTGATGATAAGGTATGCACCTGTATTGTGGATGTTGAGACAGGTGATAAGGTAGATTGTTACCTTACTTTACCTCCCATCACAGATGCACAGAAGCTAGGCGGTGCCGTTACTTACTTCCGTAGATATACGCTAGTATCTTTGTTATCTCTGCAGGCTGTGGATGATGATGGTCATGAGGCTTCAAGAGCTCCAAAGGCTAAGCCATCCCTGGATGCTGATAAGTTTGCTAAGGCATTGAAGGCAATTGCAGATGGCAGATATTCAGTTGATGAGCTCAAGGCTACTTATAACCTAACTAAAGAGCAGGAGGGGCAGTTATGAAATTCAGAGCATCATCACTAGGAAAGTTAATGACCTCCTCTAGAAGTAAGGGGGATGTCTTATCACAAACAGCTAAGAGCTATATCATTCAGAAAGCTAAAGAAGATTTCTATGGATATAAGAATGAGCTAACAAATAAGTATGTATTGAAGGGAATAGAACAGGAGCAGGATTCTATTGATCTATTGAATCTGGTAAGAGTAGAGAAGTGGGTAAAGAATGATAAGAGAGTAGAGAATGAATGGATAACCGGATGCTGTGATATCATTACTGAATTCTCTATTATTGATATCAAGAGCTCCTGGTCATTAGATACCTTTCCGTCTACTAGCTATGAGCTGAAGGATCTAAATGATTATGAATGGCAAGGTAGAGCCTATATGTGGTTATATGATATGCCTACCTTTGAGTTATGCTATGTCATGGTATCAACACATCCTGAGCTATTGAGCCAATATGATCCTTATGATATACATGAAGTAGATCACATTGATCCTGCGAAAAGAATTACATCCATCACCTTTGAGAGAGATAAGGAGATGGAAATACAGATGGCGGAGAGATTGATTGAGGCCACAAAGTTTTATAAAGAAGTTATAACCCAATTAAATGAAAAGTAAAATGAAAAATGTAGATTTTGTTATCGAAAAATTGAATAGTAAAAAATTCAAAAAAAACAGATCTTACTCATCCAGAGAGATCAGTAGTATCATAGGCACTACTAGCAATCCTATTGTGCAAACAGGAGCATTAAAGGATGCATTGACTATTCATCCAGAATGGAAAAATGAATATGGTAGAATATGGACTTATCTAGGATCTCAAATAGTGTCAGCAGTACCATCCCCATTACCTAAAAAAGAAACAAGAAAGTATCAGCGTAGAAAAAGAGAAGTATCAATTCTTTGGGGCTTAATTAAGATAAGATGAACATAACAAACGACAGCGTAACCATACAGCAGGAGGATAGCATCCTCCTAGCTGTCATGGCTAAGTATTACGATAGATCAAAGAGAGGGCAGGCAAAGTACGGTACTAACCTGGACAGGACAGATGTAGATTTAATTGGATGGCTGGACCATCTCCAGGAGGAGCTGATGGATGCTACTCTATATATTGAAAAACTAAAGAAAGAGCTATGAAAGCAACAATTGAATTTGTATTCCCTGAGGATCAACACGAGTATGATATCATGGTTGAATCCTCTAGGATGTACCTGGCACTGCATGAGATGAAGCGGGAGCTCAGGCATGAATGGAAGCATGGTGATTTATTACAGGAGCAATGGGATATGGTGGATAAGATACGGGAAAGGTTTTTTGAGATACTTCAGGAAAATAACGTAAATTTAGACCTATGATTGCAGGACTAATAATACTGCTGGCCCCTGGCATTATATGGGGATGGATTTGGACCTTAACAATAATAATTAATATAATCAAAGATGAGTGAATTTAAAGGAGAGGTGGTATTCATTACCCCAACAACGTCAGTATCTGACAAGTTCAAAAAAAGAGAAGTAACATTGAAGAGTGATGGGGAGTATCCGCAGTACGTTACCTTCCAGCTAACACAGGACAAATGTGATCTAGCTAATAACCTAACCCCTGGGGATGTGGTTAATGTGAAGTATAACCTTAGAGGGCGTAAGTGGGAGGCACAGGATGGCACCATTAAGTACTTCAATACCATAGAAGCCTGGACAATGAGCCTGAGCTCTTTCCAGGATAAGGGAGCGGTAGAGTATCTAACTAAAAAAATGGATCTAGAAAATGACAGCGATCTACCTTTCTAATCAGCAAACCCTATCTGACTGGATACGGAAAGAAATTAACAGCCGTTTGTGCAAAAGATACAAATTAACCCATCTAGCGGAGGATATGGGGGTAAATTACGCTAAGCTATACAGGTTCATGCGTGGTAAAAATACTACCTCAGAGATCTATGATAGGTTTTTTGTATTATATTTGAAGCAATGGAACTAATCGCCTATATCTCTATAGCCTGGTGGCTCGTGTATTTCGAGCCATTACAGGCAACTTTAACTAGTGTATATATGTCTCTTCATAGCAAGCCCTGGGTCATGTACTTATTCAACGCATTGAGCTGTATTAAGTGCATGGCCTTCTGGGTAACGTTGCTGGGGAGCTTTGATTTTATCCTGGCTTGTGAGGCAGCACTAGGTGCCTATATTTTAGAACTATGTTTGAACAAACTGAGCTAGATCTCATTGAGAAAATTGACCAATTGCCTGAGGCCCTCAGGTATTCAAAACAGTCATGCGTTCAGTTATATAAGATTAGGACAAAATACGATGGGCCACAGCCTAGGGAGTGTTTTTGCGCTTCCGTAAGGCGGAAGGTATGGTATAAAGATTTTCAAATCTGGTATGAAAAAGCTCTTAGATCAATACATATCTGAGAATTACCAGGAGGTGAGAGCTTATACGTTGTATTTTTTACAGCGTACTAAATCCACAATGGAGGCAGATACGGTAATTAACAACAGTTACCTTCATGTGTTAGGTATCCAGGAGGCCCAGAAGGATATTGATATAGTCAAGAGCTACCTTTTAAATACCATTAAATACCAAATACTCTGGACCACATCTAAAAGCCATCGAGACGATGCCATCACGGCAATTGATGGGCCACATAATGAGGTGGAGGATGAGCAGGACCTGAAGGATAAAGTGCGGGAGGATATCCAGTACAGCCATCAGAAGGCAATCATTGAAATATACCGGGCACAGATAGAGGATAACGTGCATCGAATTGTATTTGAGGCATATATTGATAAAGGATACACCACAGCCAGGGCAATGGCTAAGTATTTCGGGATTACCGTTACCTCAGCGCACTATCTTATTAAAGAAATTAAACAAAATCTAAACTCATTACAATATAGGTATGAGGCCATCGCAAATATTTAGCATCCTAGCAATGTTCACGGCATTCTCAGTGGGGTTATCTCTTATTTGGGAAAACTATGTATGGGCTAGCAAAGGGGCAGGCGTATGGATTTTATTATATTATACATGGCTAATAACATCAGAATATGAAAGTCAAGAATGAACATCTAGGTAGTTACGTTACTATCTACAACAGCAAGGGGTTTGATACCTCAATTTATGTAACTGAAGAAATGGCTCAAGACCATGAGTATTATTCTTCAGTAGGTTTAGGCTACCTTTTTGAGGTAGAGGATACCAAAGCTAAGAAATACAAAGGAGTGGAGGATGCCAAAACCGAAGGCTAACGAAACAGAAGAGCAGTACATCGCTCGCTGTATGAGTGATCCTGAAACATTAGATAAGTACCCTGATGAAGATCAGAGGTATGCAGTTTGTATTTCTATTTACGAGGGGCCTGTTGGGGCATATCGTAAGGCATTCCAGGATAGTTACACCGACTACCCAAAGGCCGCAATTGATAACGCCAAAACAGCACTAAGATGGGCTGAAGAAAACGGCTGGGGATCCTGTGGCACCCCTGTGGGGAAAAAAAGAGCCAATGACCTAGCAGCAGGTAGGCCCCTATCTGAGGAAACAATCGCCAGAATGGCAGGCTTTGAACGGCATCGGCAAAACTCTCAACGTGAGCTAGGGGATGGATGCGGTAGGCTCATGTGGTTAGCCTGGGGAGGTGATGAAGGTATTGAATGGGCTTCGAGAAAACTAAAACAGATTAGAGATGGCAAAGCAAACTAATGTTAAAATACACGTTGCTAAGCCTAAGGTGAAACGGCCTGGGGTTCATTCTAAGTGCAAATCATCTAAATTGAAGGGATCTAAGAACTATTTAAAAATATATAAAGGGCAAGGATGCAGATAGTAAAGATAAACGAGGTTAAACCTAATCCCAAAAATCCTAGGATAATAAAGGATGATAAATTTAAGAAGTTAGTTAAAAGCATTCAGGATTTCCCTGATATGCTAAATAAACGGCCTCTAATTGTTTTTACAGACGTTGATGGTAAATACGTTGTATTAGGTGGAAATATGCGATTAAAAGCCTGCAAAGAGATAGGATTAAAAGAGATACCAGTTATACTAGCAGATGAGTGGACTGAGGAACAGAAGGCAGAATTTTTAATCAAAGATAACGTAGGATTCGGAGAGTGGGACTGGGATAGTTTAGCGAATGAATGGGAAGTAGATAAACTTGAAGAGTGGGGATTGGATTTGCCAGTTGATTTAAGTGTTCAAGAAGAACTTGAAGCTGAAGAGGATGAGTTTGATGTGCCTGAAGGTGGAATTGAAACAGATATTGTATTAGGAGATTTATTTGAGATTGGAGAACATCGTTTGCTTTGTGGGGATTCAACTGATAGCGACCAAGTAGCAAAACTGATGAACGGACAAAAGGCTGATATGGTATTTACAGACCCTCCTTATGGTGTAGACTACGAGGGTGGAGCTTTGACTAAAAGAACTAAACTTGACAATGACCAAAAAAACACGAACATATATCAAGAAGTTTTACCTAATATAATACTATTTACAAAGGATAAAGCACCTATGTATATATGGCACGCTGCAGGTTACGCAGATATGGCTTCTCATTTATGGGATAATGGTATTGAGATACGCAGTCAAATTATATGGAATAAAAATATAGCTCAGTTTGGAGCTTTATCCGCTCAGTATAAACAAAAACACGAACCTTGCTTTTATTGTTTTAAGAAAGGAAATTCTCCGTATTGGTACGGTCCTACAAATGAGGTTACAGTATGGGATGTTAATAGAGAATCAAAAAATGAATTTCATCCAACTCAAAAGCCTATCGAACTTCCAACAAGGGCATTGAACAATAGTAGTAAAAAAGGAGATTATATTCTTGACTTCTTTCTCGGTTCAGGTTCTACAATGGTAGCTTCTCATCAACTTAAACGCAAATGCTACGGTATGGAATTAGACCCGAAGTATTGCCAAGTCATAGTTGACCGTATGAAAAAACTTGACCCAAGTTTAGTTATTAAGAAGAACGGAGTTGAATTAAAATAAACACCGAAATAACACCGATTATGCCAAAAGAAGACAATTTAAAACCAGCATGGGAAAAAGGCGAAAGCGGAAATCCTAACGGAAGACCTAAAGGAGCAAAGAATAGAAGCACAATAGCAAAGTATTGGTTAGAAGTTAATCAGAACTTAAAAAACCCTTTAACAGGCGAAAACGAAAATATGAGCCAGGAGGATTTAGCTACCTTAGCCTTAATAAAAAAAGCTAGAGAAGGGGATGTAATGGCATACAAGGCATTGATGGATTCTGCCTATGGATCCCCTGTCCAACAGATAGACCAGAGCATTGAGCAATCAATTACAGGGATAGAGGTAACCATTGTGAGACCAGATGCAGATTGATATCATGTGCTCAATGGTGGAGGCATACATCTATAAAATGAAGGGAGTGCAGGTGAGAATAGATAGAAGGGCCGTGGCAACTGATGGCAGGCAGGTGGCCATGCTAATGAATGCCTACCAAATAGCAGTTAATGGAGATAAAGAGTACGGTAATATTTGAAAAGAACTATGAGGCTCTGAGTGGGCCACATAGGTTTATAATCAACGAGGGAGGGAGCAGGAGCTCTAAGACCTACAGCCTCTGCCAGCTCATGGTTATCTATTGCCTACAGAATTCTGGGAAGGTGGTTAGTATTATTCGTAAGACCTTCCCTGCATTGAGGGCAACGGTGCTAAGGGATTTCATAGAGATACTTAAGGAGATGGGTATTTATAGCCTGGATAGCCATAACAAGAGTGAGCATATATATACTTTCTCTAATGGGAGTATTGTGGAATTTTTTTCCGTGGATGATGAGCAGAAGATAAGGGGAAGGAAGCGAGATATAGCATGGTGCAATGAAGCTAATGAGCTGTACTTCGATGACTTTACTCAGCTCAATATGCGTACTGAATTTAAGCTAATATTTGATTATAACCCATCAGATAGCTCGAGCTGGTTATATGAGCTTCCAAAGGAGGAGAGCATACTAATCAAATCAACGTACCGAGATAACCCGTTTCTACCCAATAGCATCAGGGCACAGATTGAGGATTTAAAGCGAACCGATGAGGCACTATACCAGATCTATGCACTAGGTGAGAAGGCTATCAGCAAGAGTAACATATACAGCAACTGGACCTTCCTATCACATAGGCCTGCTAGGTTTGTCAACTATGTGTATGGTCTGGACTTTGGGTACAATCACCCCACGGCACTCATGAGGGTATATTGGTGTGATAATGATATATACATCGAGCCTGTGATATATGAGAGCTACCTAACTACTACCATGCTAATCGAGAAGCTTCAGGCTATGGGGATAGAGCAAACGGTTACAATCATGGCAGATTATTCACGTCCAGAGATCATACAAGAAATGAACATTGCAGGGTTTGATGTACAGAATGCCAACAAGGTAGTCAAGAAGGGTATTGATAACGTTAAAACATTTGGGGTATTTTGCCAGGATCATAAGGATCTAAAACGGGAGTATGAAAACTACAAGTGGAAGAAAATCGGTGATTTCATAACGGATGAACCTGTCAAGCTATTCGATGATGCAATGGATGCTGTGAGGTATGCTACTACCCACATACGGCAGGAGTACTATACGGATGATTCATACTATGCGTTTTAAAAACATTTTCCTGGCATAGGATAATATAGGCATGGCAATACTACTAATAGCTAAGGCAGATCCATTGATGCCAGCGTATAACCCTATTAAATTTATCTACGCATCCACGAACTCAGGGAACCCTGGTTTTAAATTTGTTTTCGATATATACGAGAGTGGCACGGTTAATAAGATAGCAGAGTACCGGGTACTGCCTCAATACGTTAGCGGGTATGGTGAGATTGACTTGAGTAAGTTACTACAGGCTAAGGTGAGCTATGACCTTGAGCTGGCCAACACCACGGTATACGATGCAACGAATAGCCATTATAAATATGATGTGGCCGTAGGGGAGGAGTACCTCACCATCGTGCAATACTTCGCTAACCTTACCAACAATGCAGGGAACGTTCAGATAAACGTAGCCAATAGCTTTGTGGTAGGTGATCAGATTAATATAGCTCAATCGGATGGAGGTATTGCCAACCCTAATCTCGAAGGATTGCAAACAGTTATAGGAGTGGGCCCTGGTTACCTGGTAGTCAATAGCCCCTGGTCATTGGTAACCGATGCAACTATTAACGGGGATATAACCTATGCCGATGGTAGGCGAACCATTAACCGAGCTTTGAGGCAGGATAAGAATAACTATGTATTCAATGGTGCCATCCGATGGGTAGAATGGCCTGCCTATAATTACCAGGATTACCTACTCAATAATATAACCGATAAGCTACTAACAACATTACCAACGGATGGATACTATGCTACCCTAGCGCAGGACCTCTGGATGGATGCCGTGAACAACTCACCTGCTGGTAGCCATCGAATGGTATTTGAAAACAATCTAGGGGATATCCTGGATAAGGATGTGGCGGCTACTGATCACGTTGTAGGCATATCTGTTGGTCCTAATAACCATGGAGCTACCAACGTAGTGGCAGGCTCAGCACCATTGATTAAGCCAGGAACTGAGTGGTATGATTTCTATTATGAGCACCTCGGAACTCAGACCTCTCAAAAGTACAGGGTATATCTAGATAGGAGGGTAAGGGATATTGAGTATCACATCCTATTCCTAGATCGCATGGGATCATGGGGTAGCTTTGCGTTTACAGGCCGTTACTATGAGAAAGGTAACGTAACACGGGAGCAATTCAATAGGGATGTGCAAGGATACATATCTAGTCAATACTGGACCTACAATACCCAGGATAAGGGCTATGTGAACAGCTATATAAGTACTGATACTACCATCGATTTAAATACCAACTGGATGACTGAAGAGATGGCCCAGTATTTCTCTGAGCTCATCAGCTCACCAGAAACTTATATTAAAAAGGCTATATATGATGATGAAGACTGCGAGCAACCTCAGAGCACTGAGTACATCAGCTGTAACATCCTCACCTCATCCTATGAGCTATTCAAGAAACGAAACAAGAATTTAATACGCCAGAGCATTACGATTAAGTATGCCAATAATGACCTAGTCAATGGTTAAGATACAACTAGCAACAGGATACCTGGAGGTAAAGGAGGGCACAGCTTTCCCTTTGAATTTTCAAGTAGGTGATATCAGAGATATCTCACAGCGAAAGGGTAACTTCTCTAAGACCATTACTTTGGTAGGGAGCAAGAATAACAATGACTTGCTGAACCATTACTATGATGTAAACATTGAGGCAGGCACCTTCAATATCAATACCCTTACAACCTGCTCAGTTATTCAGGATGGTATCCCTATAATGGAGGATGCTGTGCTACAGTTAACATCAGTTAAAAAGGTACAGCTCACGGATGGCTATGAGGAGCACGTTGAGTATGAGGTATTAGTAAGGGATAGTAAAGGTGATTTCTTTACGGCCATCAATAATAAGGAATTAACAGATATAGATTTCACGGATTTGAACCATCCCTTTGATGCGAACAATATCCAGATGCGCTTTGGCAATACGGTTACGGATGGCTTTAAGTATTTCCTTCCAATGTCAGGAGATGCTAACTATATGATCAATGAATTTAAGCCTGCTATATTTGCAAAGGTTTACATGGATCGTATCTTTGCCGATGCAGGGTATCAGTACAACTGGCCCACATTAAGTGCCACGAAATTTGATAAACTAATCATACCGTACAATGGTGGAAGCGATAACTTTGATTTTGCTGATTATGTAGTAAGGGCTGAGAAAACTACACCCAGTACAGTTACCTCAGCGTTATCATTACAACCATCCACGGCAGTATATACATTCACAGGTTTAACAGAGCTGGAGGATCCTCAAAACTTATTCAATCCATTGACTGGGGTATATACTACACCATTCAATATTAACTCAGCCAATAGCCAATACTATGAGATAAAGATCCTGATTAATTTCTCCTTAGATGTTACCTTCCCAACTGGGAACGTATCAGTAGGGACGCCTCAGTTTTATCTTAACTTTTTCAATGCACCTTATAATGTAAACGTATCCTCCCCATTATACAATGGATTAACAGGAGTGCTAGGTGCAGGTACTTATAATGTGGCAGTAGATACTTTACTGGTTAGCATACAAGCAACAGATGCAACGCTATTGCCTCAGCTTACTGCATTAACCACGAACGTACAGGCGTTCTTTTTTACAGGTGGTGGTTTTTACACTATACCTTACACCTTAGATTTAACAATCAATTCAGCAGATATAACCATTACACCTAGTAGTAACATTGTAGCTGTGGGTGGCACCTTAGATGTCAATGATTATGTACCCAAAAAGATAAAGCAATCCGATTACGTTAAGGCCATCTTTAATATGTTCAACCTTTACGCTGAGGTGGATAAGAGCCAGCCTAATATGCTGAACCTAGTGCATAGAGATGACTACTATGATGCAGGTAAGCAGGTGGACTGGACCTACAAACTAGCCAAAGACCAGGAACAAAGTTTATCATTTCTTCCAGAGCTAACAAGTAAAAAGGTAATACTCACCTATGCACCTGATAAGGATGATCCAAATGTAATATACACCAATGCAACTAATCAAATCTATGGACAGGCTGAGGTGATTTTTGACAATGAGTATGTAAAGGATGTAACTACTAAGGCCGTATTATTCAGCCCTACCCCTGTGATAGATACTACCTTCGGAGCGTATGTACCTCAGATCATGGGCTCACAGCCTGATACTAATATCCGTATACTTTACGATTCAACAGCGGAGGTAGGCCTCACCAATTGTGCTGCATTCAATATTTATGATTACGGTAGTGTTGGTGCAACTAACCTAACGAGCTACCCGTATGTAGGTCATTTCAATGATCCATTAAGCCCATCATGGGACCTTAATTTTGCCATCTGTTCCTTTTATTATTACCAGCCTTTGACCTTAACAGATAACAATCTGTATAACAAATACTGGAGGCGTACAATGGGGCAGATTAATAACGGCAAAATGTTAACGGCTTTCTTTGATTTAAAAGAGCCAGATATCCAGAGCCTAGAATTAAATGATAAGATAAGGATAGATAACTCATGGTGGAATATCAATAAGGTAATTGATTACGATGCCAATGCTAACAAGCTAACCCAGGTAGAGCTCATCAGCGTGGATAGTGAGATTGATCTCATGAGCGTATTACCTGGGAGCACAGCAATCCCTGGAGAAGCTCCTCCAATTGGCAACGGTAATAATGGGGCCATAGCCCATGTAGCTAGTAATACTATATTCAATCATAGGAGCTCGAATGCAAACGTAATACCTGGCAATTCTAATGGAGTAATAACGGGGAAGGGTAACGTAGTTAATGAGGGCCTCAAGACCGTAGTGGTAACAGATAACAAGCTAATATCTGAGGATGGTATCTATACCGACAACCTAGTAGTTTACAACAGGTACAATGGCTTACCAGTATTGCCAGCATGCTATGCCTATACTGCTGTATTGTTTCAGGCGGGAGCTACTCCTCCAGTAGCTACTGAGCTAGTAAATACCTTTGGTCAAATCACCTGGAATTATTTAGGGGTAGGTCAATACCAGGCCACATTGGATGCATGGGATCTAGGTGCTATCCCACAGGACCGCATCACGGTAATGATAGGATCTAGCTATTTTGATGGGATATATAGTGCCATCTATGTGGCGGCTAATAACAGCATCTATGTAGATACTTCTCAGATAGGGGTAGGCTTCAGTGATAACTACCTAGCATATACAACAATTGAAATAAAATACTATCCATAATGAATCAAGTTGAGATACCTATAGTTATACAGGGCATTGGTGCCATGAGGGCAGAGCTTCGAGAATTAAAAGGAGCTATTGCCGAGGCTACTGATCCAGAACAAATGGCCGAGCTCTCTGCCAGAGCAGGGGAGCTAAAGGATAAGATAAGCGACGCCAATGATGCGGCCAATGTGTTTGCATCGGGTAGTAAGTTTGAGCAGGTCAGTAATTCATTAGGAGGTATTAAGGATAGCCTCATGAGCCTTGACTTTGAGGAGGCAAACCAAAAGGCAAAGGTGTTCAGCCAGGTGATAGGCAAGATTAACCCTGCTGAACTAGGTAAAAGTTTCAAGAGCTTCATGGGGGTTATTGGTACAATGGGTGGAGCCTTTGTAAAGCTAGGAGTAACCATACTAGCCAACCCTATATTTTTGCTAGTATCAGCCATTACCGCTATTGTGGTGGCTATTGGTTTATGGATGAACAAAATGGGAATGCTTCAGCCAGTACTGGATGGGATTAAGGCGGCCATCGGTGGCCTTATTGATGGTTTCTATTATTTGACCGATGCCATAGGAATAACTAGCCACGCTGAAGAGGAGCAAGCTAAGCAACAAGAATTGCAAACGCAAAGCCAGATTGCAAACATTGATAGACAGATTGAAGCAGAGGAAAGAAAGAAAGCGGCCATAACGAATGCTTTTAATTTACGGGATGGGCAATTCAAAAGAGATATTGAACTAGCTAAGGCTGAAGGAAAAAATACCTATGAGCTAGAGAAGCAAAGAATCCTTGCATCCATTGCCTACCGCAAAAGAATGCTAGAGGAGAACAATGTAATCTTTAAGCAAATCGCTGCAAAGAAAACCCTCCTCCTAGCTTCGATGGATGTTACTGGTAACGTGGCCACAGGTACCCAGGCACAGGTTGATCAGTTGAAAAAAATTAACGAGCAGTTAGATAAGAACATCAAAGATAACCAGTCATTAACTGAGCAGATAAAGGATGGCCAAAACGAGCTTAAGATATTAGATATCAATGAGCAAAAGAGGATACAGGAAAGCAATAAGGCGGCACAAAAAGCAAGTGAGGATAATGCTAAGAAGGTAGCGGATAACAATAAAAAGATAGCCGATAACAACAAGAAGGCGGCATCAGATGCTAAGGCTCAAAGAAAGCAACAGGTGGCCGATATCCAAACTCAGTACACGGAAGGGCTGAAGCTAGAGGCTGAAGGTATTAAGAACAGAACGGCATTGATTGCTGAGGGTACTGATAAGGAAAAAATGGTCAGAGAGCAGGCCTTCCAGGATTATAAACAGAACTTCCTTGAGGAGAAAATGAAGGAGGAGAAGGCGGCCATTGATAATGAGTATATCACTAAGGGTGGAAGCATACAGAACTATGAGAAAAAACTAGCACAGCTTAGGCTAGATGCTATGAGTAAGTTAACGGCACAGGAGCTTCAGATTTTGAAGGATGCGGAAACGTTGAAAAATAACGAGCTCCTAGCTATTGACAAAAAGGCGGCAGAACAATATAAAGAAAACCAGCTTAAGATCAATGACCTCACCATCGAGGCCATGGCTGATGGGGCAGAGAAAGAGGCTATACTGCAAAAGCAAAAGTATGACAAGCTCAGAACTGAGGCCATCAATGATACCACATTAACGGAGGAACAACGTAGGCAGATCCTAGCTATCTATGATCAAATGGATGCTGAGGAAAGTAAGAAACGAAATGATGAAAGGCTCAAGGCTCAAAGTGATTTAGCCCTATCTTTGGAGGATGAAAAAACTAGAGCCATTGCTGAGGCAGAAGCTAAATACCTACAGGATCAGGAGCTGGCCAAGGGTAACTATGAGCTATTAGAAAAATTAAAGAAAGACCACGAGGCTAAGATAAATGATATCACCAATAAGGCAGAAGTTGAAAGGATAGACAATGCACAAAAGGAAAGAGATGCCAGGCTACAATTGGCAGGGGATATTGCTGATGGTATTACAAACATTGCAAAAGGCCTAGTTAATGACCAGAAGAAACTAGAGAAATTCAACAAGGCAATGGCATTGGTGCAGATAGGTATCGATACAGGGTTAGCAATTAGTGCCCTTACTGCAGCATCACAAAAAAACCCAGCCAACGCAGTTACTTCAGGGGCGGCAGGTGTTGCACAGTTTGCCGCTGGTATTATTCAGATTGCTACCAATATAGCTAAGGCAAAACAGATCCTAACATCTGGAGGCTCACCATCCTCAAGTGGTGGAGGTGGAGGTGCATCTAATGGTAATGGCAGTAGTGTTACTCAGGTGGTGCCACAATCGGCTCAGCTCTTTGGCTCAGCCAATACTGGCAACGTAATGAGTGCAGGAGGAGGAGCTGTTGAAACGGGAGGCATGACAGTTACGGCCATCGTATCTGAAACTCAAGTTACCAACGTGCAGAATAAAATTAATAAGATAAATAAAAACGCAGAATTATGATAAGTTTACAGAGCGTAATTAACAATGTGGTGAACTTCTATTCACAGCACAAACAGGTAAAGAAAGTAGGTACTGATTTTAGAGAGCAGATATTTAACTTTGCTACCCAGGATGAAAAATACCCTATCATTTTTATTGTGCCTGATGCTGTTATCCCTACAGAAAACACTACAGAATTTACCCTGGATATATTCTGCTATGATATCATACAAAAGGACAGGGCTAACATCATAACCATCCTAAGTGATTGCCATCAGATTTTAAATGATTTGTATGTATATTATTTCTTTGGTTTAGATCGAAGCATGGATGTTATCGGGGTGCCTACCTTTACCCCATTGAATAATGATTTACTAGATTATGCGGCAGGATATCAGATGAGTATTACCTTTGCACTCAATGATTGGACAGATTGCGCTGTACCGATTTAAACATTTGCCCTGGTTAATGTAATATAGGTATGACATTACCTAAATGGTGGGGTGATTGGCGACCTCAGCTAGATCCACATAATGGCGACCTGCAACCTACTGACCTAATCGAATGCACTCAGATAGTAGCAGGGCAACCTATTAATACAGCCATCACAGGCCAGCAGATAATCAATGCAGCAGGTGGTGGTGGTGCAGTAGGTTACTATGCACAATACCAGGATGATATTACTCAGCCATTGGTTGCAGTGAATGTAGGGCAACCTACTAAGTTCAGGACTATGGACTTAAGTAATGGGGTAACTGTAGTGAATGACACTGAAATAACCATAGCTAACACAGGGATATATAACCTGCAATTTTCTTTTCAATATCAAAACATAGATGTCAAGACTCAGGATGTAACTATATGGCTTAGAAAGAATGGGGTTGATGTAGATGGTAGTGCAGGATTTGTTGCTGTGGTATCTTCACATGGTGGTGGTCCAGGTCATGTTATAACATCATGGAATTACATACTTGATGCAGTAGGCGGTGATTACTACGAGCTGTATTGGAGTGCTACGAGCTTGGATGTTACCATGGAGTTCTATCCTGCAGGTAGCCCTCCTCCTGCAACAGCATCTGCTATCTTCACCGTAACACAACAAGCAGGTATCATAGCAGGTACAGGCATGACTGCACTGAATGGATTGAGTGCAGATGTTCAGACCATTAGCACAGGTACAGCAGGCTCTGATTTCAATGTAGTATCCTCAGGTATTGACCATCAATTTAATCTACCCACAGCTTCAGCATTAACTAGAGGAGCATTGAGCACAACCGATTGGAGTACGTTTAATAACAAGCAGGATGCATTGGTATCAGGCACTAACATTAAGACAGTGAACAACAACTCACTGCTAGGTAGTGGTAATTTAAACATCGGGCCCAGGCTAATGGGATATAGTGGAATACTAGGTACTCCAACTACAGGTACCGCAGTTACTATATGTCACTCATTACTCATCCCTGCCAATACATTAAACAGCAACAATATCCTGCAGTTAGTATTCAGGATGTATAGACAATCAGGTAATATCGGGCAGATGTATGGTAGAATATATACCAACACTACCAACAGCTTAACAGGTGCCACATTGATTAGCTCTATCTTTACAATGAATGGTGGAGGTACTCAGTTTATAGGATACTGCGAGCGTAACTATAGCTATGATGGCACAAGTCTTAGGACAATGGTAGGTACTACATTCTCCGAATATACTACCGGTAACATTCAAACCACTGCATTCAATAGAACAGTTAACCAATATATCTTGTTTACAATGCAAGCACAGAACGCTGCTGATATTGCTAACATAGATCTATTCAAAGTATTTGCATATGTTTAATTACAATGGAATAGAGTACACAATCACAGGGCCTATTGAGGTAGTGAGTGATACACAGCTACATGTAGAAACTGACAAGGGTATAATTCTAATAGATGATACAATGGATATATATAAAGAATTAATCAATGCCTAGATACGCAAAAAACGGAGTATTTAACATCCTTTATCCTACCAGGAGAAGGATGGCTACAATTTTAAAAAGGATTATTAGGCAGAACGGCCTAGTAGATACCCGTACTTTGGAGGATAGTGTACGAATTAATGCACAAATAACAGGCTTCAGTACCCTTGAGATTGAGATCGTGGCGATGTATTACTTTATATTTCTAAACAATGGGGCTTTCCTTTGGAATGGAGGGGTAATACCTCCTTATAATTTGGTTCGCCAATTTACCGATGAGCTAACAAGTGCAGGAATAATAACAGAAATATACAGCCAATATACTGAATGGCTCACAAAAAATTACCCCATACTAGAGATAGTGCCTATCTTAGAAGAGGAGCAAAGCATTGTGTATAACTTCTACGCACTAGATGCACCGCCTGATTTCACTCCAGGCTTTCCGCTAGATGTTTAACTCCTTTTTCATCCCGATCATATTAAATACAAAAGTAAGTTTTAGCTTGCCTAGTTTTTCTGCCTTAGTCAAATCACCATTGCATAGGCTGTAAATCATTTGCTCCCAGGACCATTTAGAGGCTTTCTTTTCCGCTTCAATTTCATCGAGCTCCTCCTTAGTTAGCTTTGCTTTCTCTTCCTCAGATAGATCCGTATCATCCACATCTCCAAATAAATTTTTGTACGTTTCGTAAAAGTGCTTACGGAACTTTATGAACTCATTAATGATACCATAGATATCTGTGATGGGTAGGTCCAGGAACTGTTCAGCTCTATTGTTAAGGTCAAAATCATACGGCTCCATTACCTCCTCCTGCCATTCGTTTAACTTAGTTTTCCTGTACAGGATAGCACAAATCTTATCCAGGTTATCCACATAGTCATTAGTGAATAGATACTCCAGATCAATCCACTCATAAAGCTCTAGTTTACTGAAGGCCTTGAGCTTCAACCCCAGGACCTCATCCTGGTATCTATTGGGTGGCTGATGGCTATACCAATTGACCTGCTTAATTAAGGCATTGAGCTCATCAATCTCGAGCTCCTCAATAACCTCGATATTAACATCGGCTAAAATAGAAAGGGCCTCACTATTGTAGTGGTAGGCCCCTTGCGTTTTATCAATTTTACTGATCTCGATGAACTGCTCAAGCGTTACTTGGCTCCAGCTCTGGGGTAGCTTCAGCATTCTTAAATTGTTGGTTAACTTTATTAGCTATGTACATCACATAAGGGATAGAAATATCCGCACTCATTTTGCAAATGAATTTAGCTTTGTGTTTAATGTGGGCCTCTGCGTAGTGTTCAGCAGGAGTAAGATCCTCACGTTTAAACATCACGGCCATCATTTGGCTGATGTAGTTTTTCGGCTTATCTATTGCCAGCTTCTCGATGTGCTTAGTATCCCTTACGGTTAACTTCATCTGAGCCGTATAGGTGTAACCATCTATCTCGATAGTATCAATGGTAGGATAGTCAATGTTTTTATCCAGGCTATTGAAGGCCTTTACCATCTCGATAAAATCTGAGATATCCACATCCCAAAAATCCTTCTCAGGGATTCCTAGATATTCAAAGATTTTAAGGTGCTTATCAACGGCATCCAGGTCCTTATTGTTATTGATCTCTGTGATCATTTCAAACTGCTCAATGGTGAGCTCTTTCATTTGGTTTGGGATCTCTTTCCCTAAAATTGTTATCATAATTTTTTTTTAACAAATATAAGAAAATTCTAATATAGGTAAATGGCAGAAAAAAATATCCCTACTTATAAGATTACCATTGACCCAGCCTATGCTGAAAATGGTGAGGATCTAGGAATTGAACAGATAGCATTCACGGCAAATCCTGCCATTAAGGTGAAAGGGATGGCCTTCTCAAGTGAAGCTAAGCCAATGTTTTTTTCAGATGAACTAAAGTACCGCATCACGGCCCCGGCATTAATCCCTATGGATATATATCGCTATGATGATGATGCCAAACAGGAGTACTTTGTTCAATTTACAAAAGAGGAGATTGAGAATATCCACGGCAAATTCATGAGGGATATGGTCAATAGAGACCTATTCAATCTAGAGCATGATACTGAGAAAACAGTCCCTGCCTATGTGCTTGAGGCCTGGATAGTTGAGAACCCAAAGAAGGATAAAGCATACAGCTCTTTTGGTATCGAGGTGCCAGAAGGTACATTGATGGTAACGGCACAGGTAACGGATAAGGAATATTATGCAGAGCTAGTAAGTGAGGAGCAGATAGGCTTCTCAATTGAAGGTTATCTGGGCATGAAGTTAAGTGAGCAAACAAATAAAAACCAAATAAACATGAACAAGTTACCCGATGGCGAGCACCTAATCGAGGGTAAAATCTACGTCGTAAAAGACGGAGAGGTTATCGAGATTAAGGAAGTCGAAAAAGTAGAAGCCTCTGAGGAGGTAGCTCTTGAGGATACGGTAGTGGAAGAGGAAACCACAGTTGAAACAACTGAAGAGGAAACCATGGCCGTAGATCCTGAGCTAGATGCTGAGGCAGTTTTAGCAATTGTTAAGCCAGCTATTGAAGAGCAGGTAAATGCATTAGTAGCTATGATTGCTGATCTTCAAAATCAATTGGATCAAGCTCTAACTCCAGAGATGGAAGAGGAGGAAGTGGAGATGGCTGAGGCTGTAGCGTTAAGCGTACAGCAAAGATTTAGTAACGTAAATAAATTTATAAACAAATAACAAAATGAGAAAGTTAAAATTCGATTTGAATATCGACCCTACAGCCTTATTGGCTGCTAACCCTGAGGCATTCTATTCTAAGGCATATTTGTCTGAGGATACTGCTGATAACTACCGTGCCCTTCCAGGTGTAAAGTACAAAACTAAATTAGCCTCTGTTACTTTTGGTAACATCCTTCAGGCTTCTAGCTGTGCCTTTACAGCTCCAACTGATGACCTAGATGCGAAAGAAATTGACGTATGCGCTCTTTCTGCAATGGCTCAGATTTGTCAATTTGACCTTGAGCAATCTTTCCTTTCTTTGCAAATGAGCAAAGGATCAAATGGAGATTTCTCTGTGGCTTCATTCATGAGCTTCTACTGGTCAGAAATGGCAAACAAAATCAATGGAGATCTTGAGTCAATCCGTTGGCAAGGTGATACCCTTAGTGGTAACCCTACCTTAGCTCTTTGTGATGGTTACGAGAAATTGTTAGGAGCTCCTGGATCAGGTGTTATCAATGGAGGTACTGGTGCAATCGCTAACTTTACAGCTCTTGAGGCTGCATTGTCTGCTGCATTTGCTTTGTTACCTGCTACTATTGCAACTAGAACTGCTGATCTACGTTTATATATGCCTACTCAATTGGTTAACATCTACCGATTAGGAGTAGCATCTGGTAACACTCAAGCGTATATTACTCAGGATCTAGCGTTAACTTTCTTAGGTGTTAAAATCGTAGTTTGTCCAGGGATGTCTAACAACACTTTTGTATGGACTTTGAAAGATAACCTTATCTACGCATTCGATGCTGAAGGTGATAGCTCTGATTTGCGTGCTGTTAACTTAGCTGATACTGTAGCTGAGCCTTACATCCGTACTCGTGCTAACATGAAGGTAGGTTTCAACTTCGTTAACCCAGGAGAGATCGTATTCTATTCATAATTAATAACCGAGCCCTCAGCAATGGGGGCTCTTTAATACTTTAAATCATGCCTTGTTTAGTTCTTGAAGACATAGTAAAATCATGCGACAATAACTCTGGTGGTATTTATGGTATCTGGATTAACCAACAGGATGAGATTGCCTCAATCACTCCTGTAGATCCATCAGCAGGAGCTGGATGGTCAATCACAGGTATCACATTAGCTGGCGTTAACTTGTTTCAAAATTTCTACATTAGACGAAATACCTCCAACTTCACAGAGGAGAGTAACATCGACCTAGTGAATGGTAGCTCATTTGTTACCTCTACAATTAACCTAATGTTTCACCGACGAGATGCTGCTAAATCTCGTGCCATTAAAATCTTAGGTGGTGGACAGCAGTACCTTACTGCCATCATTTTGGATGCCAATGGAATATACTGGTACTTCCCTTATTTGCAAGTTTCTGCAACAGGTGAAGGTTCAGGTACAGCTCGTGCTGATGGCTCTAAATATTCCGTTACTTTGGTAGCTGAGAATGAGTACCTCGCATACGAGGTGAACATGACCCCTGTACAATTGCAGGCAATCGGAGTACAATAATCAACTCCATATACATCTAAAGGCCCTCAGAAATGGGGGCTTTTTTTTAACATCTTATTAGGCATTCAATAATATAGGTATGATCTATCTAGAGCAAGGGGTGGTTAATCAAATCGTATTGACCTTATCAGAGGTTACAACGGTGGCAAATCCTCATTATTTGTTTGTGTTCACCAATGAAATGAATACAACAAGTACCCCTCAATTATTTACGGCACCTGATACAAGTGCCTATCCAGAGAGATACAATTTATTTAGCCTCAATGAGCCTACAGATATCTCATTGATACAGGGCCAATTTACTTATCAGGTATACGAGAGTAATAACCCTTTTGTTTTACCCTTATCCATAGCGCAAACTACAGGCGTAGTCATTGAGGAGGGCAGAATGGTAGTAAGTGGTCCAGCAGGCAACTCAATATACGATTAATATGGCATGGTATAACGACATCTTTAAAAGCAAATCAAAAGGACCCGAAGTAGTCGAAGGGTATCAATCATTTTCTACTCCATTTCTTCCAGTAGGCCGTGGCAATTTAACCCTACCCTATGTGAATGGTAGGTATGATACCAATAAGGAGGTAAGATTTGGTACGGATGGATTATATCCAGAGCTATTAAATCAAATGTATTACAGCTCCCCGTTGCATGGTGCCATTGTGGATTACAAAACCAATGCAGTTATTGGTGGAGGCTTTGCATTGAGTACGGATAAAATGACAGCTCAAGAAAAACTAGAGCTCTATACCTTTGAGAAAAAAATCAATCTTAAACACATTGTAAAAGCGACAACAAAACAGCTCATTCTACATAATCGGGTTTACTTTAAATTATGTTTTGATAAAAAACGGAAGCTAACTAAGATTGAAAACATCAGCCCTGAAAAAGTAAGGGTATCTAGGGATAGAAAGATGTACTATCTATGTGATGACTGGAGCACCCGTATTGATATACGAGAGATTAAACCCTACCACATCACCTGTACCGATGAATATCAGCTCTATTGCTATGAGATAAAATCGATGGGTCAGGATTACTATCCGCTACCTACCTATACAAGTGCTTTAAATTTTGCATTTCTGAGTGGTGATCTTTCCTATTTCGCAAAGAGTAACATTCAAAATAGCGTTTTCCCATCCTTTGCTATGATGTTCCCCAAACGACCACAGTCAGAGGAGGAGAAGCACATGATAAAGGAAACCATCGACAGGCTTAAGGGTGCAGCCAATGCTGGTAAGGCCGTGGCTTTCTTTGCCAATAGCCAGGACCAGCTTCCTAAGATAGAGGCCCTTCCAAATAACAACAATGACAAGCTATTTCTTGAGGCCTCTCAATTGAATACTGAGCAAATCTGTTTTGCTCATACCATTGACCCTATTCTCATGGGTATCCGTACGGCAGGAGCTCTGGGTAATGGTTCCGATATTAAGCAGGCATACATTATATTCGAGAAAAACGTGGTAATGGAGCTCCGCAATCAGATTACAACAATATTTAACGAGCTGATATCTATTGCTAGAATCCCTGCAGAATTTACTATTAATAACTTCCAGATAATCAATGAGACCATCGTGGAGCTGGAGGAGGATACAAGCAAAACAAATGATGCACTCAATAGCCTAAGCCCATTGGTAGCTACTAAGGTACTTGAGACCATGACCATTAACGAGATACGAGCTCTGGCATCCTTACCGCCAATAGAGGGAGGAGATGTAACACAAGGTGCAGCAGCATCACAACCCATTGTATAATGTTATATTTTATTACCGAAAATTACCTTAAAACAAATACCCCGATAACTGCTAATGTGGATGTAACAGATGTAACTCCATACATTGCAACTCAATCGGCATTGAGAATACAGCCTATCCTGGGAACTGTATTCTATAATCATCTATTGACAGCCTACAATGCTCAGACCTTAACCAATGATGAAATTGATTTGGTAGAATTTATACAGCCAGTCATTGCATGGAGGTCCGCAGAGGATGCCGTATTTGGATTGACCTACCAATTAAAGAACAAGGGCCTACAAACTCAAAACGGAGATTATTCTGCTAGTGTATCCCGTAGTGAGGTAGCCTTCGGCATGGAGCACTATGCACAGAAAGCCAGTTTTTTTGAGCAACGTCTTATCAGATGGCTCCTGGCTAACAAGGCACTATTCCCGATCTTTACATCTGCTGCGAATACTGATACAGACCTACGGCCAATGTTCAATCATTGCTCATGCATCAACGAATGGACCACAACCTGCACAGGATTATGTGGTAACTTCCGAGAGAATGGCTACAATAACAGCATCTTAATTCTGTGAGGGCACAGCTCAGCATATTACTCACAACAATCCAGGCAAAGTGGCCTGCATTAATAGCAACAATCATGGCGTTTTTTATGCCTATATGGGGGCTATTATTTTTAATTGGTTTTGCTATTTCATTAGATACCATCACAGGCATCTGGAAGAGTAGAAAAAACAAGGTGCCATTCAGTAGTAGATTATTTTCATCGATTGCTAGTAAGATGGCACTCTATGAGATAACTGTTATTTTATTTTATCTCATTGATTATTTCATCCTCAATGGTATCATTATAAAGTTTTTTTCAATAGATTTACTCCTCACTAAGATAGTGGCATTGATCCTGGTATCTATTGAGGTAATAAGTATCAATGAAAACTATAAGGCAGTGAGAGGCCTAGATCTATGGGATAGTGCTAAGAGGCTATTCAATAGAGTGAAGGAGATTAAGAATAATACAGATGAGATATGTACACAAGAGAACAGATCGAGCGAATAGTTAAGGAGAAAGGATATAAATGGTTTGAGGATACGGCTAATAAGGGGTATGATGTCAATATAGTAGGCATCCGCAACAATGCTCCATCCATAGCTGATAAGGTTACGAATGTATTTGATGATTATATTACCATAACCTATAAAGATAGCCTAGGTAACTGGAATTTTTTCTGTTGGAACGCAACCACGGACCCGGGTAAAAAGGGAGTACAGCAGTTTCATAATGCCAAAGGCGTGGCTAGATTGGTTCCTGGTCAATACAGAGCAACGTGGAAAATCGATAAACACCAGGGCAAATATGATGCATTATGCCAGAGGCTCGGAGAGGTTACTGTATGGAGGGATGGCAATAAGGATTTAAAATTTGATGAGGTGAAAACCGATAAAGGTATCTTTGGCATAAACATCCACAAAGCAGGAACAGATAGCACATGGGTAGAGAACTGGAGCGAAGGGTGCCAGGTATTCAAGAGGGTTAAGGACTTCGAAACCTTCATGTTCATTTGCAAGAAAGCTGCGAAAATTCACGGCAATTGCTTCAGTTATACTTTACTCGAGATATGAGATACCTGATACCTTTAATATTATTGATATCCTGCTCAGCTCCTAAGAGAGCGCAGTATCATTACAAGAGAGCCCTAGCTAATGGCCTTAAAATTGAGCAGGCTAGTGATACTATCCAGGTGCTGAAGGTGGATAGCTTCCCTGTTATTCAGAATGATACCATTGTATATGAGAAGTATATCGCATATCGCGATACGGTAATAAATTTCAAAACTGTTGAGATACCTAAAACAAAATGGCAGACCCGCATTGAATATAAAGAGAGGGTAAAGATTGAGAAAATCAAAGGAGCTACAGAAGTAAAAGTAATTAGAGAGCAGGCAAAAGCAGCAGCAGTTAAAGAGGTAAAGTACCGCACCAGATGGTGGCCTTTTGTTGTTGGTTTAATCATAGGTTTAATAATACCGTACCTATTGCAGGGAGGCCTACTAGACAGGCTGGCCCTTTGGAGAAAAATATGATAAGAAAAAGATTGTTTTACGACATTGAGACATCATTCAATGTTGGGGTATTCTGGAGAACAGGGTACAATATCAATATAAACCCTCAGGATATAATCCATGAGAGGGCCATCATTTGCATTTGTTATAAGTGGGAAGGTGAGGAGGAGATCCATAGCCTAACCTGGTCAAAGAGTCAGAGCGATAAGGCCATGCTCAAAGAATTTACCAAACTATTGGCTCAAGCGGATGAGATTGTGGCTCACAATGGGGATAGATTTGACCTCAAATGGATACGTACACGAGCTCTAATTCATGGTATTGATGTTATGCCTCATCCTAAGACCATTGATACCCTTAAACTGGCTAAAAAATACTTTAATTTTAACAGTAATAAACTAGATTATATTGCTAAGTTTCTACAGGTAGGCGCTAAGATGGAAACTGGAGGCTTAGATCTATGGAAGGATATAGTTTTCCGTAAAGATCAGCAGGCCCTGGATAAGATGGTGGCCTATTGCAAGATGGATGTAAAGGTACTTGAGAAGGTATATAATAAGATACAGGCCTATACATTGCCTCAGCACAATTATGCCGTACAGCATGGAGGTGATAAGTATGAATGTGTAGAATGTGGAGGCACTAACTACCAATATAATAAGAAGGTAGTAACCAGAGCAGGCACCGTACACCATTGGGTAAAATGTAAGGATTGCAACAGCTATAATAAGCTAAGTCAATTGGTTTTCGGCAAATACCAGGAGTACATCTACAGAAAAAAGAAAAATATTTTCTAGCTAATTCCTTTATTTTACAAGGGTTTCAAAAATAATTTGTTAAAAAATGTAAAAATTTGTGCATAAAGTTTTGCATATATGAAACTTTTAATATCTTTGTACAGTATTAACCCAAAAACAAATGATTATGAAAGACCCCTATGTAAACAGCTTGCTTAGCTTTATTGTGTTAGTCGGCATGACAGCCGTAATGTATTACTCTTTAATTTTTTCGATATGTGGATCAATATAACAGATGACAGCGAAAGAAATGAATTTCAAGCTGAATTTGAAATCTATGATTATTCTGGAGAATTTAAATTCAGAATGTACAGAGATCAGAGCTTCAAGGTATATGATGTGGAGGCAGTAACCTCTGAAGGTGATGAATATACCTTGAATGATGTACAGATGGAAGGCCTTTACTATTGGCTCCAGGAGCTAATTGATGAGCAACGTATCCGCTATGACAATGGCTCGAGAGTACATGAGTGGGATGAACACTGGACCTGCGGATTATGAATTTATATGAGATGGCCAGATGGTGGCGGAAGCAGAGCCTACCCCATGACAGGGGTGGCTCTTTTAACATAGAACTTTATTTACAAATTTTAAAAACAAAATACCAATGTTTAGATTGTTATATTACGCAGGAGGAAGCCTCAGAGAAAGTTACGACTTCCCAACAGAAGCCCTTGCCAACTGGAAAGCCAGAGAGCTCTATAGATTAGGCACCCATAGATTAGGACATTTTATAATTGAGAAGGTATGAACGAAGAGAGATTTAAACTAGCAACAGACCTTAACCAGGATATAATTGATATCATTGAGGAGTACCAATTGAATGTACCTAAACGCACCCCAGAAATAGCCTTTAAACGTTTTTTCCTGTACAATTTTCTGCATAAACGTAGGCACCTATCTACCACAATGATCGGCAGGATGTTTGGAAAAAACCATGCTAGTGTAATTCACGGCATACGGGAGCATGAGTACTGGTGGAAGAAAAAAGACCCTTATTACCTCAGAGCTGTATATCCATTGCCTGAGCTCATTAACCACAGCAGAGAGGATGTAAACAGTTATGATGTGAAGGTCATGCACCTGGATGATCAGGAGGTAAGGCTCACAATTACGGGAGTATTTTCTCCAAAGATGTTAACATCTATTGAACAAGTCATGCAACGTGAGGAAATTGGTCGTATCTTTACCCCATCATAATTATAATGTGGGTTATAATTGAAGGGAGTCAAGGCTCCCTTTTTTTGTCATGACATCATGACGATGTGTCAAATCTCTTTATATACCCCCCTTAAGATATGAGTAACTTTTTTTTTAAAACTTTTGCAATTTTATCGTCATATCGTCATGAAATCGCTGAAACGTAAGCCTGTATTGATTTATAGCCATGACGATAAAAAAAATTTATCGACATTTGTTGTCCGTATTGTGTCATTAATTAACTTTGTATTCTATGTATAACCCCACTATAAGCGTATTCCGAAGCCTATTTAATAGTAAGGAAACACCATTTAAGCTCACAGCTCTAGAAGTATTCAACAGGATAAAGCAAGGCAATCCTGATATCATTACCAAAATTAAACGGGTAAGGTCTGGAGATCCTGAAAGCAAGAACCAGCTCATGGCCATAATGTTTAATGGTACCTTCAATGAACGGAAGGATGATGGCCTGGTAAACCATTCTGGGCTTTGCATACTGGACTTTGATAAGTACCCTAATGAGAAGGTACAGCAGGAGGAACGAAAGAGGCTCATGGAGTGCCCGTATGTTTATATGCTATTTACCTCTCCATCTGGTAATGGGCTCAAGGTAGTGATTAGGATACCAGAGTCAGATAAGTTTGAGCACAAACGAAGGTTTAAAGCATTCGAGCAGTATATACAAAGTGATTATTTTGATACGGCCAATAGTAACGTATCGAGGGTTTGCTTTGAAAGTTACGATCCAGATGCCTACCTCAATGAATTTTGCGAGATATATACAGATATCTCTGAGGATGTTGGTTATCATGTATCTGAGAAGCTCCCAGTATTAGCTATTACTAATGAGGATAGAATCATTGATTTAATCATGCGCTTTGATCATGGCAATTTTTCAGCAGGCAGAAATAACTGGATATACAAGGTAGCCTGTTGCATGGCTGAGTACGGTGTCGATGAGTATGCGGCTAAGGATTACCTGCAACAATATCAACAGGAGGGTTTTACCTTGCATGAAATAATGGTTACAATAGGGAGCGCATACAGAAAGGCACCTTTTGGGACCCGTTACTTTGAGGATAACAGTACAGTAAAGAAAGTAAAGATAAAGCTCCAGGATGGTATTAGTGAAGATGAGATACAGAAGCAACTAGGAGTGAATGGCGGTATCATTGAGAGCGTTAAAAAGGAGGTGCAGAATGTGGATGATGTTTTTTGGCAGAATGACGGCAAAAAAGTAACCATTCTACCCCATGACTACGCAAAATTTCTGCATAAACATGGG